CAATAAGGGTAAGGTTGATACAGACCTCACAGCAGACGATTTCGTTGATTTCCTCGTAGGACAGAGCCTAGACATGCGTAAGAGGGTATTCAATAATGACAATGGCGTGTTTATTTCTGACACAGATAACCTTGTCACGTTGATGTATGCTCTTGCATATGTAAATGACCCAAATGTGCCAATTAGCAATGATGAATACTTTAAAAAGGTTCTTCCAGTTGCTAAAGCTCTTGAAAACCGTGTTAAGTGGGATAAGATTTTCTTATTACCGCCAAAAAATAAGTTTGTTGATGATGGTAGTCGCTATATGAAACAAGCATCCATTTATGAACGCATGTCCAATTTTGATAAACTTGTGGAACTTTTGAAACAGTTTGGGCTGTGGAATAAGGTAGAACTACTTGATGGTGATTACTTGAGCAATTTCAACAGAGTTAAAGATTACATCAATTCAGTATATGACGAACAATAGACTATCTGATGTTATAGCCCTAGAAAGCGGAAATAGTTTTAACCTCACTAGGTTTGGACTGATATTCATGCTTGTTGGCTTGCTCACGCAAGGCTTTGTGGGGTTAGTAATGGGGAGCACTAAGCTATCACTTGCTAGTGGTATACTTGGTGTTATCTCAGTTGTTTTATGCAGTCAAAAGAAGATTTCGTTCTATGTATTTGGTTTTGCCCAGCTCATTACATATGTAATATTGTGCTTGCAGCAGAATCTATATGGAGAGATTATAGAAAACATATTTTATTTTGTTACTATGCTATATGGTATGTTCCATTGGAATAGCCATTACAATAACGAATCTTTAGAAGTTAAAACACGTCACCTCACAGCAAAACAAAACGTATTGGTTTTTGTGGCAACTGCATTAGCATCTGCCGCATTGTTTGATGGCTTACTGATAACCAATGATACTCAGCCATTTATGGATGCGGTGACAACTGTTCCAGCATTCGTGGCTCAAATCCTTATGATATTGAGGTTTAAGGAGAGTTGGTTCTATTGGTTGATAATTGACCTTGGTAGTATTGTTATGTGGGCAATAGCTAGTGATTGGTGTATGGTTGCTCAGTTTGTATTTTGGACTGCCAATTGTATTTACGGATATTATATGTGGAATAAAGATGATAAAGTATAACGTCAATATTTGCGACCAAATCGAAAGTGAGTTGCAAGTTCATTTCACGAAGAAATGCCCCAATAGTTGCCCATTCTGTGTGGATGCGTTGAACAAGGGTTTGCATAGCGTTTGTATTAAACCAGATGTTATGTCGATTTTTCAGCGCATTTCTGAGCATAAGGACGAAGTTAAGTCAGTTGGTATCAGTGGTGGTGAGCCAATGATTTACATTATTGAACTTTTGAAGCTAGTGAAGCTTATTAAGAATAATACAGAGTTGAAGGTGTATATCATTACGTCTTTGCCTTATGCTGCATATAAGCATAGAGAGGAATTATTTGAGATTATAAACCTTTGTGATGGTATCTCAATATCTCCCCAACACTATAATGAGGAAATTGCTGACAAAATTAGGGGTCATAAGTCACTTTATGATAGGCAGAAATTCTATACAGAATTACCTCATAAGGAGAAGATTACCATGAATATTAACATGGTTAAGCCTTTTCTTTGCACGAAGGAAGAAATATGTCGTTGCATTGAGCATTATAATAAACTAGGATTTAAGAGTATCAAGCTTGCAGAACTGTTTGATAGGGATGATATGTATGTATCATTCGAGGATGCTTTTGGTATAAAGCTGAAGTCACCTTTTGCTAATGGGTGCAAGACTGAGTTCGATATTACACCTTGGATTCCATCATTTGATGGAAAATTAGTTCTGAAGCGTGTTTGTTTCTTGGTATGTAAGTTGCGTCATGCAACACTTTCTGACACGTTTAAGGCTGCAACAAGAGCCTTATTTGCGAAGAAATACAGCTTTGGCGTAATATATGAGGATGGAAGTTTGCATCCCTATTGGATATAATTTGGAATTCTCAGATTTTTTTTATATATTTGCATAAAGTATATGAAATATGAAAAAATTGTTTATTTTATCTGAAAAGGAACTATCTGATATAGTTAAGGCTAAAGTTCAAGGAATGGTTGATTCATTGACTGATTCCATTGTTAGGGATATTGCTAGGAAAAATAACCTAAACAAGATGCAATACTTGTGGCAAGAGAAGAATTTGGGTTATTCTTCATGTGGTTCTTCAAATGACGGTGGATGCGGTTCTTCATCATCTTACAGCTACAATGATAGATGTGGTGGTGGAGGTGGAGGCTGCGGTAGTAGCAATGGTAGGTGTTAAATAGTAGGTTATATTTTTAAAATTAAGCGAGAGTTAAACGACTCTCGCTTTTTTTTGTTTATATTATTCACAAAAATTTTATATTTTATAATACTTATAGAGAAATAATTTTGATATGGCAAAAAGACAATATTTCGGTATTTCATATCCTTTTACATCTGATGGATTCCAAAATTTTTATTTAGATGCTAATTCTTCTGTTAAAGAGAAAATTAGGAGTCAGTTAATGCATATTGTGTTTACACCTAAAGGACAGAGAATTAGAAACCCAGAGTTTGGAACTGATTTAGTAAAATATATTTTCGAGCCTAGCGACTCAACTACTTGGGAAGCTGTAAAGAATGAAGTAAGTGAGTCAGTTAAGAGGTGGGCTAGTAATATTAACATTAACAATATACAAATAGTTAAAAATGAAAACGATGAATCAGAAATATTTGTTAGGTTAGACTATAGTGTTTCTGAAGGAAATAAAGTAACAAATGACAGTATAGTAGTTCAAGTATAATGGAAAAGAAAATTAATTATTTAAGTAGAGATTTTGCTGATATAAAGGATGAATTGATTAAATTCAGTAATACGTACTACCCAGAGCTTGCTGATGATTTTAATGATTCTAGCGTTGGTGCATGGTTTATAGACCTTGTGGCTGCTGTTGGTGATGACCTTAGTTATCACACAGATAGAATGTATCAAGAGACAAACATTGATAGTGCGACTTTAAAAAGTAGTGTTTTAAACAAGGCTAGAGCGAATGGGTTGAAGATTCCAGGAAAGAAGTCTTCAATCTGTGAGGTTGAAATTAGTTGTGTACTCCCAACAAGTAGTGAGAGTATACATCTACCAGACTGGAATTATGCCCCAATCCTACAGAATACTAGTATAGTATCAGCAGGTGACTATAATTATCAACTTACCGAAGATGTTAATTTTGCCGAACAATTCAATAAAGATGGTTTTTCAAATAGAAAAATGACACCTGCAAGAGACGGTAATGGTAACATTACTGGTTATAACGTTTCTAAGTCAACCATCGTAATAAATGGTATCACAAAAATATATAAAAAAGTTATATATCCTACTGATTTAAAGCCATTTATGGAGGTAGTACTGCCTGAATCTAATGTTATGAATGTAGAATCAATCATCTTTAAGGAAACCACAGATTTTAATACTAATCCTAGTACATATGAATACTATATAGACGAAGAACAATATAGAATTGGAAATGAATCTGTTATGACATATCGTTTCTTTGAGTGTGATTCACTTGCAGACCAATGGAGATTTGGAACTGAGGCTAATATTGATAATTACGTTATCAATGACATGTATAATCCTCATTTATATGATGATTATTATGAGGTTGTTAAAGATGAAAATGATGAAATTAAAACTGCTAGAACTAGTCGTTATTATCGTGGAAAATGGAAGCCACTTACACAAAAATTCATTACAGAATTTACAGATAACGGTTATTTAAAAATTATATTTGGTGCTGGTAATACATATGCTGATGCTCCTAGTAAATACACTACATATGGCGAATACATTGCATCTAGACAAATCAATAATGATATGCTAGGCGTTATTCCAAAGGAAGGTTGGACTATGTATGTTCTATATAGAGTTGGTGGAGGCGTTTCAACAAACCTTGGTCCAGGTGCTATTAATAAAATCACTCTAGCTAATATTGATTGGGGTGGAAACACTGGTAACACCGATGGTTCTTTGAGAGGTAAAGTTATAACTTCATTTGAGGTGACTAATTTATCAACTGCTGTGGCAGGTAAAGACGAGCCATCTACAGAAGAAATAAAGGCACTTATGAAATATAACATGGGTGCTCAAAATCGTGCTGTCACTGTTAAAGACTATAGAGTTAAACTAATGCAGATGCCACCTAAATATGGCGCTCCATTTAGAAATACAGTTATTGAAGCCAATAACAAGATTGAAATGGATTTCTTGGGTATAAATGCTTTAGGACAGCTTGATTCTGCGCTTCCTCAGACGCTTGTAGAGAATGTCATAGAGTATATGTCCAACTACAAGCAAATAAACGATTACATTGAGATTAAAAGCGGTAGAATCTATAATATTGGGCTAGGTATTGATGTTTTTGTTGATAAAAACTACAATCCAGCTAATGTAATTACCAATGTTATTAATGCTGTTATAGATTATTTCGATGTTAATAATCATGAAATGGGTGATGACATCTTCTTGGGTGATTTGGAAAAAGAAATAACATTACTTGATGGTGTTATTAGTTTAATTGATTTGAGGGTATATAAGATATGGAACGGTAGATACTCA